TTTCTTTTTGTTGCAGGTGACGGCTTTCTTCACGTTGCAACGTTATTGTAGGGTAGGTGGTTTAAGAGGGCTACCGTCCGACTTATTGACCTTGCGTGTTTGGGTAATCCCTGACAACCACATATTATAATATGCTACCTTATTTATAGGTTTAACTTAATCTTCATAATCTTCGTCATGTTTTTTTAACTTTTCTATTTCATCTTCAATTAAGAATGTAATCTTCCAAAACACTTTTTTATCATTTATGTGTATTTTAGATCTATCAAACCTAGCAAATGCCAATTCAAACCATTTTAAAAGAGCTTGATAGTCCTCTAAAGTAAAAGACACCATGTTTAGTATTTAAATGGGTTACTAATATTCTTTTAGTATCTTTTATGTTCGCAAAGTGGTATAGGTCTTGAACGTATTTTAACACGTAATTTAGTCCCACAGCAAGGGCAATGTATCCCTTCCCAATCCACGAACAATGCACATTCTGTGCAGCGTTTTCCTCCACCTAAATAGGTTCTTCTACCTTTAGGTGCATAATATTTAGATAAACAAACGCCTTTACATACTCCCATGACAAACTATATATCTTTGCGTAATATAAGTGTTATAATGGAAGAAAAAGCCTTCAAAGAACCTAAAGAAGTCAAAAAAGAAGTTAAAAAATGTACCTGTAATGAAGATATAGGAAGAAATATCAGATGTCCTATTGATGGCGATGCTGACAAGATCTGACATATTTTGACATTATTAGACAAAGTTTATTAACTAATGATTTCTTAAATTATCATGGGTATTAGAGATTCTCTTAGTAGAATAACTAAGGCATTTACTCCTGTTAATAAGAGTTACACTAATGCTACAACTAGACCAAGTATAGCTCAACCTTATATGAGCACTGATACAGGTGCAAAACTACCAATTTTCCCATTTCCACTCATTATGATCTATGAGTTGGCAGATAATATTGATGCTATTAGAATTCCTATTGAAACACTTAACCGTGAAATGTTCAAAAACGGGTTTGAAATAGTAGAAAGATTCAAGTACAAATGTAATAACTGCTCAAAAGAATTCCAATATGCACCAAATATTCACGAAGAAGGTGAAGATAAGATAGACATGAAGAGAGTTCAATGTGATTCATGTAGCAGTTATGATATGAAAAGACCTGTACCAGAACACAGGAAGATTCTTGAGGACATTATGAGTAAACCTATAAACGGCAACATGCAAAACATGGAAGACCTTGCAAGACAGTTGGAAAGAGACTTGGAAATTGCTGACAATGCTTACATGTTAATGCTAAAGAATTATTTCATTGATGATATTACTGGAGAAATAGATATGCAAAAAACTGAGATCAAAGAACTGTTAAGAATTGATCCACCACAGGTAGCAATGATTGCTGACTCTGACGGCAGAATAGGTTATGATGATAAAAGACAAAAGATCTGGGTATGTCCTAGATTTGAACACAGGGACAAAAGACAGTACACTGACAGATGTGATATTTGTAATGCCAAATGTCTAAAAGCAATAATTGAAGTAAACTCTGTATATTCTATAGGTATTCCTCACCCAAAAAGGGTAATCTATGGTGAAGGTGAAGTTATTTGGAAAGCAGGTAAGTATAAACCAAGTTTAATCTATGGTTTGTCTCCTATATTTGCTATATGGAGTAAGGCTATGTCATTGTCACACATGGACGAATATGTCAGAAAATACTTTGATAAAATGCGTCCACCAAGAGGATTGCTTGTAGTTGCATCAAGAAACTATGAGACATTCAGAAAGTCATGGGACGCTTTGGAACAAAAAGCAACTGAAGATCCATACATGATACACCCACTTATGGTCGAATCTGACAAAGGTGGAAAGAATATGGCTAACTGGATAGACTTTACTGGATCATTAGAAGAGTTACAATTTATTGAGGTAAGAAAAGAATTAAGACAAATCATTGGTGCAGTTTATGGTGTACTTCCATTATACTATGGAGAAATGGTAGGTGGTTGGTCACAAGAAGGATTGCAAGTTACAATTACAAACAGAGCAGTAAAGTGGGGACAGGATATTTTATACAAGGCTTTCTTTAAGAAATTTGCAGAAGTCATGGGAGTTGACGATTGGGATCTTAAACTTGTAGCAGGTGAAGAAAATGACAAACTATCAGAACTACAAAGAGATGGTGTTGAGATTGACAACATGGCAAAGTTACAACAAATGGGATTCAAAGTAGAAAGAACTCATACAGGAGAATATAATGTATCCAAAGAGGTTCAAGAAAACTATGAAAATCCTGAACTTAAAAATGGTAGAGGTAGATCAACTGCTGCACCTGAAGAAGAAAGACAAAATGCACAAGGCGAACATGTTGAAAATAGACCTTCTGACATGGGAGGAGTTGCACAAGGACACCCTTCATCTGGTTCTGGAACATCTATGTCACAAAAGAATTATCCTGACGGAATCACACCTGATAACTTTGATGTAGTAAAGAAAACATTACAAACAGCAATGGACTTTGGTTGGAAGAAAACCAAAACAGTAGAGGAATTAAGAAAGTATGCAGGAATGACAGTAAGAAACGCAAGAAATATAGTTAATGAAGAGTTTGGACATATAAAGAGGTGGGAAGATGAAGAAAATAATTGATAAAGTTAAACCAAAACCTAAGACTACAAAACCAAAAGTTGTAAAACCTAAACAAGAAGATGAATTTGATAGACTGTTAAATCTTATTATTGATGCTATGAAGACAAAAAGAACGGCAGGAGTGCTTGTTGCATTACAAAGATGTCTAAAAGGTATTGAAAACGAGGATAAATAATGGCAGAAAAACTAAACATTGATTCTGGTGAATCAAAAATGGGAAGTAAAATAATAGATATACATCAATCAAACGAATATACCAAAGTAAATAATTACAAAGAAGGCATGTGTTTTGGTTGTTTCTCTAATGGTGTGCCAGTAGGAGCAGGTGTAGTTGATATTTGTGGTGACTGTGCAGGTAAAAAAGGTAGAGAAACAATTCTAGTTCCAATTAAAGAAGTATATTATGGCATGTGTTATTTCTGTGGAAATTATAAATTCCACATGGAACAAATAAATGCACGACTTTGTGAAAAATGTCATAGAAGAGTGGCAAATGTCATGAAAGACTATAATAAAAAGGGTGGATTTATGAATGTTGATCCATTTTGGAAAAATATGAGAAGAAAACACGGAAAAGACTGGCAAATCATCATGTCTAAAGGATTAGGCAACAAACGTTAGTTTTTTAGCACTAAATTTATCCTATTATTCTCAAAATCATAGAATCTGTTGTCATAGTCAATTATTTTTGACTTTTTGTTGTTATTTACACCAATACACTTATCAACCTTCCATCTAAGATCTGGTTTTCTTAAAAAATGTGGAAATATGTCAATACACATGTTTTTAGGGTTAAATTTTATCTTATCATGTAAAATAAGCTTAGTTTTGTCAGTTTTATGCTCTTCTACAGTAGCATTTCTGAAATGAACCAATGATTTATGTAAATGTGGTCTTTCTTTTAGATCATTTGTGTTAGTTACCACCCATAATTTATTCTTATCATGAACATACATGTCTATTATCTTAATTGTTTTAAACGATTCATTGAAATTATCCTTGTTAAACCGTTCAAATTCATCATAATTATCATAAATATATATTGATGAAGCCATATTATTACTAATATATCACTATTTATAAACCAACCGATATAAATAAAAGTCATAAGGTTGTAAAAAATCCATGTTAGAAATCATGGACGCAATTTATGAAGAGGTAGTAATGCTTGTTGCATTAGGTGCAGGTTCAGCAATTTTTGCATACTTTAAAAAATTACACAGTACACAAAAAAGTCTTTGTGAACAAGTAGCAAAATTACAAAAAACCATTATTATTTTAGCTAAAGCAGTTGATAGACAATCAAATAGACTTCACCCTGAAGAAGCCAATTCTGATTTTGATGATTTAGTCAAAGAATTACTCGACAAATGAGTAGTAATAGTTAAATACAGCTCTAAAAGGAGTTTTTGTTATGGTAGATCCATTACTTATTGCAGTAATTGCAACTATATCTGGTGCTGTTCTTAATACAGTCAGAGGATATTTAGGTAGTGAAGATACAACTTACTCTGCAAAGAAATTAATCGGTGCATTGATAGTATCTTCATTTGCAGGTATTGCAATAGCAAACACAATCGCCATAGACAGTTTAAGTCTATTAGGTGTTGCTTTGATAGGTTTGACAGCAGGTTTCTCTGTTGATTATGCCGTAACCAAGGCAAAAAAAGTAGCATAAAACACTACTCTTACTTTCTTTTTTATCATAATATTTATTAACCTCACCACGATTAGTTTATATATGACCGTATATGGGTTCCATAAACTTACAAGTACATTGAAAAGCATGGAAAGTATAGGTTCAGATGATAGATATTTTGAAGGACTACTAACAGTACAAATGAAAGACAAACAAGGTGAAGTTACCATTGTTGATGAATTGTACAAGGTATTACCTGTATGGATTGACAGGGGAGCACCAATAAGTGACACTCACACTAACAGAATTGTAGGTAAGGGCATAAACTATTCCAGAACAACCGTAAAAAATGATGATGGTGAAGAACTACCTGCAATTAAAATTACAGGAAAGATTTTCAAGAACTATGAATTAGATAATGTTATCTGGGAGAAAATTAAAAACAATGAATACAAAGGATTGTCATTCGGTGGTGCAACAAGATCAGCAAGATCACCAATCAGAATGAAAGATGGCAGTACTGCTTATGCTCTAGGTGATTTAGAACATTATGAGGTTGCAGTATGCAAAGATCCTGCCGTACCAATGGCTATCATTACAGATTTCAATCAGATTGCAAAAGCAAACTTCAACTCTTCTGTAAGAGATGATGGCAAGATGGTAATTCAATGTGACAACATGGGTTGCTATGTCAACAAAGACTCTCTTATAAAAATAGAAGATGATGAAGATGAGAATACACAAGTAACAATTTTAGATGAATGGGAAAATGAAACACACCCAGATAAGAATGGAAAAACTGAAGGTCTTAGAACAACAAAATCAGATTTGTTAACTGTAATGGAAGGTGACAAACCTGAAAATTATCAAGCAGTTGAAGAAGGAAAATCACGTGGAAGAGCCATTGATAAAAAAGACAACCCATGTTGGGAAGGATATGAACAATATGGTATGAAAGATAAAAATGGTAAACAAGTTCCAAACTGTGTAAAAAAAGCAGAAGTTACGCAATGTGCACATTGTAATGGAACAGGATATCATGGAGATGAAAAATGTTCAAAATGTGGAGGAACAGGTAAACTTGAAGTAAATAAAGCAGAAGAAGATAAAGAAAAGAAACCATTAAACAAACCAATGAGAGATGATGGTGATAAGAAATTTAAGGTATATGTTAGAGATCCAAAAACTGGAAACATAGTAACTGTAAGATTTGGTGATCCAAACATGGAAATTAAACGTGACGATCCTGAAAGAAGAGCATCATTTAGAGCAAGACATGATTGTGATAATGCCAAAGATATTACTACACCTCAGTATTGGTCATGTAAGATGTGGGAAAAAGACACATCTGTTACAGAATACACTGAAAAAGCAGGTGGAGGTTATGCTGACAATGATAATTTTGCTGATCCAGATACATCTTTATTATTAGATGATGATGAAGAAAAGAAAAAATTCATGGAAAAGAAAGAAATGATGGACGCAGTAGATGATATGCCTGATAAAAAAGATGTAGAAAAAGCCATTGAAATTTTAGAGAAAGCAGGATACAGAGTTGACACAGAAGACAGAAATAACGGTACAGAAATAAATGATCTACAAAGAGAAAAAAGACAATTTAATGGTACTGAAGGAACATTATCTGAAAAACTTCCTATGAATATTCAACAAGCAAACCTAAACGAATCACAAACATTTGAACAAAAAGTACAAGCATTAATGAGAGAAGGTAAGTCAAGAGAATCAGCAGAAAAAATTGTTGGTTCATTTGTTCACAAAGTTGAAGCATCTTCTGGTTCAGGTGGAGCAGGTATTGGTGGAGCAAATCTAACTAATGGTGGCACATTAACAACAGATACAGATGGTGTAAGAAACGCAGTTTATAATAGAAAAAAGAGAAAAAAATCAAGAGATATTAGCAATACTAACGCAGGTGGAGTTATGGAATCAGCATTTAATCAAAATCCACCTAACGCACAAAGATTGAATAACAAATCAAATGCAATTAGAAAACTAAACAAGGTACATGCCTTAATGAAGTTAAACAAAGTAAAAACACAATTAGATGGTGGATTTGGTGAAGAATCTGCTTCTACAAGACATGCAACTAACTATAAGGAGGGTGTCAGAAAATTACCAAAAACAGGTAAATCCCCAATAGAAGGAGGTGATCAAGGTACTTGGAACACACATAACTATCCAAATATAACAGATGATGCTAGACTTGTTCCGTCAAGTGAATCAACATCTTGGGAAGTAAATGATGATAATGAACGAAAAAGAATACAGAGACAAGGAACAAAACAATTACCAAAGGGTGGTAAATCACCAAAAGATTTGGGTAAAGCATTGGCTGAACTTAAAAAACTACATATTTCAGGTGGATTAGGCTCAAGAGGTCTAGGTTCAGAAGGTGGATATACACAAGGTTCAGGAGAATCTACACAGGTAAGCAATACCCGTAAAAGACCTGAAGATGATAGGGTTAAAGTTAAGGCAAAAGGCAAATATGAACAAGGTGGTAGATATTTTAATTCTTATGAAGTACCTGTAGGTGATGTTCCTAATGTAGAAGGTACAACTTTAAGACAAGGTAAACCACAAACTAAAGAATCAAAAAGAAGAAGAGCAGCAACTAGATTAATGGGTGATGCAAAACAAAGAAAAGTTATGAGTAATTTTAGTAATTTTCAAAATATGGTAAATCCTGACAAAAAAACAATAAAAGAAAGAAAATTAGACGAAGAAAGGACAAATAGATTATATAACGATTAATATAAATCTTCCCACAATCTTTATAAACCCCCTATATCTTAAATCAATATACATGACTCTTGAAGAACTTAGAAAAGAAGATCATGAAGACGAAGAAAAAGAAGAGAAAGAAGAAGATGAAGTAGAATCAAAAGAGAAATCCTTTGATGAAGCATTAATCGAAACTCTCTCAACTTTAACTGAACATGTGAAAGCATTGTCAGATTCTCAAGCCGAATTAGAGTCTAAAGTCGAAAAAGCACTCTATGAGGAAAGCGACGCACAGTTAAACATCAAACCAAAAGAATCAGATTCTGAAGACATTGGTGCTGATGTTACTGTACCAGATACATATCAATCAAATTCTGTTCAAGCAGGATTAGATGATGATAAATCTGGAGAAGACAAACCAGAAAGTGATGATAACGGACTAGCTATGCAACAAAAAGCTAATTTTGATTTCACCACAGAAACACCTAGACCAAGTGCATCTGTCGAAAACGTAAACAAATCTGCTAACGTAGAATTGAATATGGTTTTGAAAGATGCAAGAGCTCAAGGTTATGAAGGTTTATCTACCGTAGCAAAAAGAATCTTAGCAGGCGATTACGGTTCTCCTTCGGAAAACGACGGAGGTATATATTAAAATGCCTAAAATACAAACAATCGACGAACTAGAAGCACTCTATTATGGATATAATAGAAACCTCATTAGAAAAGCTGACGCTCCAATCACAACATCAACTACAGGTACATTCAATGCCGTATTTGGTGCTTATGCATGGGCTCAACTTAACTTAGAGGCAAACGCCTTTGGTATCCTTCCAAAAGTCCCTTGGGACAAATCTGGTTGGAGAACTATAACTGCAAAACCAACATTGAATACAACCAATGGTAACACCACATTAGGTGGTACAGCAGAAGGTGGACAAATTGCTGAAACAGTAAAGCCAACTTTACAAGAGATCGATATCCGTCCAAAGACAGCTCAGTTGCCTTTCAGTGCATCTGAAGTTATGGAATGGCTCGCAACTCACAGTAAAGACGATATTTGGGGAGGCTTAGGCTCACTCAGATTATACATGGCAGTTCAGCACAAAGAATTCATCAATAGAATGTTGCTAGCAGATGTTGAAAGTGCAGCAGCAGGAGCCAGTGGTAACTACACAGGAACTACTGACTTTGAAACCCTAGATAGAATTATTTCTTCACACGCTGAAGAAAATGCTCTAGGTGGCTCACACGCAAACTTCTACAACTGTTGGGAAGAAGGAAATGCAGGTATTAACAGAAATACCAGTGCACAACCTGCTTTCGACTGTACTGTAGAATCAGCTTCAGGTACAATAGGTACTGATGGTGTCCTTACCGACGATACATTACGAACTTTCCTCAGAAAGATCCGTATTGCAGCAGGTAAAGATCCAAACGTATTCCTAGGTAGCCACGAAGTTTATTCCGAAATCCAAGGCTTGTACATGCCTTCTGTAAGGGTTGCAAATCCATACGGTGAGAGCTTAGTACAAATCGACGTAAACGGAATTCAAACATTCAAGGGTACTGGAGTAGGTATTCACGTAGATTCCATCTATGGAGTTCCATTCATTCCAACCAAAGACGCACCTTCTGGTGGCGGTGATGAGGTAGGAAGACTCTTCGCATTAGATACATCTGATGCAGAAGGATATGGTTATCCAAGAATCGGAATTCAAGTAGCAATTCCTACAGAGTATTACGAAGCAACCCGAAGAACTCCTGCATACCCATTCGTCAACAATGCATTTGTTGAGAAAGGTGTTTACAGAACTATGGGTGAAACTGTATGTCGTCACTTCAAATCTCAAGGTAAGATCAGAGATATCAAACTCTAGTCAAACCACAAACCATTTTTTTATTTTTTAGTTACATTTATAACACGGTGCCACATGTTATTTTCTAATGATTAAATCAACTTTCGCAATAGTTGCAATTCTAGCAATAGGTGTAACTTTTGCACACGCAGAAGAATCAGTAGTACAAGTGCCATTTGAATATCATGGTCAATCTTGTTGGTTAGAATCTGATACAATCTATCAATGTACTTGGGAAGGCATAATCAAACCATTGACAGTTGAAGAACTTGAATTATTTCAAAATGTATTAACTGAGGAACAATATGAAGCAGAGTTAGAAAAACTCACAGCAGTTCCAGAACCAGAAGTTGTTGTAGATGACAGAACTCCTGAAGAAAAATTAATTGACAAACTTCAAAAGAAATTGTTTAAGGGAGAAGCTGATGCAACAGAGGCAACACATCTAAGATTGTTAAAACAACTAGATGAATGTCAACGTGGACTTGGTAACAGTGCAGCAATACAGGACAGAACCTCATTTGTTATCTCAGAGTTTGAGTACGGTAAATACAACAACATTGAGATAAAAGGACAAGTAGGAGATTTGTTACAGGCAATTCAAGAATGTAAAGCACAGCAAACATTGGAACATTATGTACTAAGTGAGGAATACAAAAACAAAGCCAATGGTGCTGATGATGTATTCTATGATCACTTGGGAGCATGGAAAGGAATTCAGGCACTAGATTACGAGTTATACACCAAAAACTCTGAAAGATTAGACTTGAGACCTATCTGTAACAGTTGGCTCTATGCTGACACTCACAAGGTTGAAATGGGCTGTGAAAATGTATATGAGTATGAGGGAAAGACAAATGTCAATCCTAAAGGCTACATAACCTACTACTCACAAGCACATTCAGAGTATCAACAATACTTGAATGAGAATAGCAGATACGCAACTACTGAGGACAAACAAATCCAAGAACAGATAGCACAGCCTATATTAGAGGAAATGCTAGAAGAAAATCGTTGGTATAATAGGGAATAATCCCCCTTTTTTATTTATCTTTATATAATAGTAGTATTTATATCAATCAATGACAACTGTTATACAAAACGCCAATCATAAAAGTCTAACTGGCAAGACACTATCTATTCAAAGTGAACTGACTTCAAAATTAAAATCAGTAGTAGTCGACGTAACTTTCGGAGGATCTGAAAACTATACTACAAATGGAGTAGTAGTCGACCTTTCTTTGGGTGGTAGAATCGATACTGTTATCGCAGCACAAGTCTACGATGGCAATAAAGGTTTACTCTTGCAATATGCCCCTGCAACAGGTAATGCTGCTGCAACAGGTAAAATAAAGTGTTATGGTGAAGACCACACTGCTAAAGGTTCAGAAGCAAGAGCATTTGCTGAATTAGCAAACGCTTCAACTGCAACACAAGGCATGACTTTTAAAGTACGAGTACTAGGTTTCTAGTCTCTTTTTTTTATTTTTTAAAAAGTTAATTAACTTAGCTTAATTAAGTTAGCTAACTTTACATGCGTTAATTAAGAGTTAATTAGTGCTCATTTTTTCCTTAAAGTTTATATATTTAGTGTATTTATCATAATCATGGGTACTGAAAATCATAATGCAGTAACAGTTGGAGCTTCAGATACTACAATTAAATCCAGTCATGGTGTTGTTGTGGCAGTTCATGTAACACTTGTTGGTGCTTCAGGAGATAAACTCGTATTAAGAAATGGTACATCAAACTCAGATCCTGTTGAGTTTGAAGTACATGGTGAAGGTATTCAAAATGTAATTGAGATTAACAGAAGATTTGAAGACGGTATTAGAGCAGATTTCACTGGTTCTACAGCAAGATATATAGTAGTTTATAAGTAGAAAATTTAAATAATAAGTAACCTTTATAAAATTATGACTACAACCTATTGTACGGTAGCCGATGTATCAGATTTTCTTCGTGTTCCAATCACTGCTACTACTACTCCAAATAAGACTCAGGTGGAGAAAATTATCAATAGGAAGGAAGAAGAACTTGACAGAAGAATAGGTCATACGTTTGGAAGAACAAAAACAGCATCTAAGGAAATTCATGATTTGCCTTTACTCTATACTTATGGTTGGGGTTCACCTATATTTTTAAGACATAGAGAAGTCAAAGATATTGATGCAAGTGAAGGTGATAAAATAGAAGTTTGGAATGGTAGTACTTATGAAGATCAAACAGCAAACACAGGAAATATTCATAATCTTGAAGGTGAACTTGGTAAATTATATTTTCGTGGTTATATATTTACAATAATGAGAAAAAGTAGAATTAGAGTTACATATCGTTATGGTTCTGCAACAGTTCCTCCTGATGTAGCTGATGCATGTATTAAACTCACTGCAATAGATTTAATTAATTCTAGTTTTCGTATGGATATTTTGCCAGTTGGAGCAAATGGTGTTGATTGGTCAGCATCTAAATCTGATTGGAGAGCTGATATTGAAAACTGTGTAGATAATCGTCAGGAATTATTCTTTATACCATAATGGTAGATACAAGCAGGTTAGGAGAAACCCCTACACCTAACATCATTAATGAGTTAGTAAAAGATGAAGAAGTGGAAACTATAAGTTTAGGAGAATCAAAAATATCAAAAAAAGATAGGGATCTATATGATATATCTGTTCAAGGACTTGTAAGAAATATGAATCAAACATTTTATAGAAAATTTAAACAACAGTTAGGAACTGATATAGTTCCTGTATATGCACAGTATGTAAAGTCAGGAAACTTAAAAGGAATTAAAATATTTATAAGAAAAGATTGGTTAAAAAAGAAATATGAAGCAAATTTATCATTTGCTGAATGGTTAATTAAAAAAGGAAAACGAAATTTAGCAGTTAAACTTGAAGAATGGGAAAAATCACCAAGTCAACAAAAACCACATTGGATAAAACGTGAATGGAAAAAATGGCAAGAAGAAGGAGGAATTAATTTATTGTTTGAACAGTCCCAAAACAAAGGTGTTTTTGCTTTTAAATCAAAATACGATCGTGTATCTGAAATAACTACAAAAGGAAAAAGTGGTAGAATACAAGGAGAAGTGAAACAGCTTTATACTAAACCATTAAAAAGTGCAGATTTTGAAAAATTAATTGATCCTGAAAATGAAGATTTTATATTTGGTGATAGAAACGTTAAAAATTATTTCTCTTCATCAATGTCAGATGAAAAAGAACGAAAAATATATCGTGATGTTATGAAAGGGGTTTTAGATGAATATTGGAAGATATATGAACAAATACAAGCAGTAGGATTATCAACTCCTGAAGGACTTGAAAATGTTGAAGCACTTACAAATTTTGAAGCAGATTTTCCTAATATAGAAAGAATAAGAAAATGGTTTGTTAAAAAAGGTATTTATCAAAATAGTCCACAGTTTAGACCATCTAATAGATACTATACATTAGAAAAATTTAATGAGTTAAAAACAAACACTCAAAGAGCAAATTTTATAGATAGAGCAACTTTTTTGATTGCAAATTCAATATATATTAAAAATAACAATATTAAGGTTCGTGCAAATTCTCAAAGTGGAGGTAAAAAAGTACCGATATCAAGAGCTAGAGCATATAAAAAATACTCAAAAGACAGAAATAAATATAGTACTGAAAGGGTAAAACAATATGAAGGTTGGAAAGTTGATAATAGAAAAATTGCATCTTCATTAAAACGAACAATAAATAGGCAAGATAATAGGAAGAGGAGTAGGTAAATCTATATAATATAAGAGGTTTATATTAAATTATGGGTAATTCAACAATGTATACTACAGGTGAAGAATTAAAATCTCTTATTAATGATAGTTGGACTCTTTCTAGTCAACCTCAAGTGTCTTTTAAATGGGAAGAAAAAACCACTGGATTTATGGACGATAGAAGAGATATGATATTAATTACGCCTACCACTGAAAACCCACAATATTTTAGTCTTTATGGTCAAGATTTTTTTCATGAGATATATTTGACTATAGAAATACACACTTTTCAAAACATAGATCATAATCAAAATATAGTAAATGAGGTGTTTAGAATAATTAAATCTAACATAAGAGGAACTGATTATGTGGATCTTATGCTTCAATCATCATCTCAAAATAATGATTTATATAGGAATATATTCAATCATACAATAACTGTAAGGTATAGAAAACTTAATCCATAATATTTATAAGTCAATAGGATAAATAAAAACATGGTACGAACAGGTGCACATACTTATGTAAAATATGGTTGGGAAACAGGTTTTGCAACAATAGGACAAGCATCAGATATTACTAAAAAATTCGGATTACAAGATAGATTATCAAGTTGGACACTAACAAATAATAAAGTAGATTTAAATAAACTTAATCAAAATACAGTAGATAAATATGCATACGGTCAAGAATCAGGAACTATGTCAGTTGGATTCACATTATCCAATCCTTGGATATTTGGAACCGTTTTAGGTGCACCAACAAAAACAGGTTCAGGATCACCATATACTTACACTTATCCACAAAGTTCAGGACTTCCTAAATCCCCTAGAACAATACAAGTGGAAGTAGGTTATGATGGAGCATCAGCAGATATCGTGAGAACAGCAAAAGGTTGCCTAGTTAATTCATTTTCAATTAACGCAGCAGTTGGTGGACTTGTTGATTGTACTGCTGATATTACTTATGGTAAAGAATCAGCACCATCTACATCATTAACTTCAGCACCATCATTACCAAGTGTAGAATTTCCATATACTTTTGCACATGCTGAATTAACAATAGGTGGAAATGTAGTTGCACAATGTCAAGATGCAAGTGTCAATATTTCACAAAATACAGAATTACTTTATGGCTTAAATTCACATCAAGCAGTAGATTCATTTAAAAGAGTTTTATCAATGACAGGTTCATTTAGAGCATCTTTAATTAATAAAACATTATTTGAAAAAGTACTTGAACAAATTAAAGCAGGTACAGCAGGTGCTTCAACTTACAGCGAAACTGTTGGTGGAAGTCCAGAATTCAAATTAACATTTATTAAAGACAATACTAATGAAAAAATTGAAATTACTATGACAGGTTTAGGTATTAATGAATATTCAGTAACAGGTATTGAGCCAGTAGAGCCAGTATTTGAAGAAATTACTTGGACAGCAAAAACAATTTCAGTAGTAGCAAAAAGTACCGTAGCTGCTGAAGAATAATAACAACACTTTTATATAGATATCATAAATATTCTATATGATAAAATCATTTGAAATAGATTGGGAAGGTAAAAAAGAAACTGTTGAATATGAAGATGATATTACTTTTGGTGAATTAGAAGCTATTCTAAATAAATGTCTTGATATGACACATGTAAATGAACCTAAAGTTAATTTACCATTATATAGACAAATGATATTAACATCAGTTATAACAAAAGCACCTTTTGAAACAAAAGATACAGCAGCAATTAGAAATCTTAAAGCAAGTGTTGCAAAAACAATCATGAAGGAGGTCATGAAAGACTACCCTTTAGCAAAGTATCTGGAAGAGTGGGTGGAGACTTTCGTGGGGGAGGATATACAAGATCAACTGGATCAATATACTACTTCTTCGCAAGGGAATTCGGTTGGGACAAACAAAAAGTCGACTCCCAACAAGTAGGATATCTTAACATTATTATATCTGAATATAAGGAAGAAGCACGCAAACAAAGAGTAAATTTAAATAAGTAGCACGGATACGATATATATGGTCATTCCTACTGATGAAATGGAGATGGAAGCTTATACTAAGTATTTAGAATTTTTCAAAAAGAAAATTGAATTACAAAGAGTTTCATCAATTCAAAGACGTAAAGAAGTAGCTGATTATGAGCACATGCTTGTAACTCAAAGACAAATGCAAAGAACAATGACTAGATTGTCAGGTGCAGGTGGTGCTTTAGGAAGCGTGATGAATTTATTACAAGGAGTAGGATCAATGAAAGTTGGCAACTATCAAAGACTACAACAGTTAAATAAACAAGGTACACTTACTTCTCAAGAAAGAAAAGAAAAACTCATGTTAGAAGGTAGTGGAAAAACTAATGCAGTACTAACAAGATTAGATAATTTGTTTGAAAAGACATTTGGTGGTGATTCTAAATGGAATCAAATGTTTGGAGGTCAAGGTAAAATGGCAGCAGCAGGTATTGGAATGGGTGCAATAGGAGCAGGAATAGGATTATCATCAAAAATTATTGATTCATCTCCTTTAATGCAACAGATGTTAAAATTACTTAATTTTGGTATTATGCTTATACTTAGACCTATAGGTGATTTCTTTGCAATGTTATTTAGACCTATATTGATACTTTTATTAAGAAAATTCATTATACCATTTTATCAAACTGTTTATCCTTGGTTTATGAACAATGCTAGAATGATAAATGATGTGGTTAGTAGTGTAGAAAGTATAGGTGAAGATATTACTAAAGGTGTTACAGAAAGTGCTAAGGTGGCATCAGCAGGAATTTCAAAATCAACTACTGCATTAATTACAAAAATAGCACCTAAAGCTTTTGCAACAACAATTAAAGAAACTCCTATACCAAAAGCACCAAAAGATGCAGTAAGTCCAAAAAGTGTTGTTACTACAACTAAAACAATAGCAAAAACTGCAACTGCCACTGAAAAAATTATAGCAAATGTAGGTAAAGCAGTAAAAGTAATGGATACAATATCATCTGCTCCTGCAAAGATAATAAAAGCAAGTGTATCTCCGTTGTTATCAGCAGCAAAAACTGTTAGTAATGTAGGTGTTAATCTTGCTACTGTAGGTCAAGCAGATAAAATAGCTAAACAAACATCAAAAGTTACTTCACCTGCTGTTAAATCATTACAAACAGCTTTACAAAAATCAGGAATGATGGCAGCAGCAAAAACAAGTTCTAGATTTATACCTGTTGTAGGACAAGCATTGTTGGCAGTAGATGCAGCAGGTTCTCTTATGAAACAATTTGCTAAGCCTCAATATGACATGGTACGAGACGGTGCATTAGGAGTAGGTAAATTCTTTGGAGATGATAAAGGAACTTATACTGAACACGCATTAGACTTTTTAGGATTTGGTAAACAGTCAACTGCTGAACAAGTAACAGGAATGGCAGGTGGAATAATGGATTTCTTTACTGGACACAAAAGAGATCAGAAAAAGGAAGGTGCATTTGGATTAGGTGGAATATTTGGTATGGCTAATGGTGGAGTTATCAGAGAACCAATTAGAGGTATAGGTAGATCAGGACAAAAATACATGTTTGGTGAAAGAGGATCAGAAGCAGTAATACCAATGAATAGAATAACAAATGATGCAGGCGTAACATTAAACGTAACAGTTAATGGTAGCATATATTCAGATAAAGATATGCTTAAATTCCAAAGAACAATAATGAAAGCAATAGAGACAAGTAGTACGAGGAAGGCTAAACTATGACTGGCGTAGAAATACAGTTGTATAAAATACACCCTGAAAAATACACCAATTCATCAAATGATGCAGTAGATGAATATAGAATAGACAAGTTTGTAGCCAAGACATTTGAGTCCATAGGAATAGATTTGAACACACCTATATCACCTATGCCTTTACCTGAAGACAGATCTACAGAAAACATATTGGTGAAAATGGAAGGTAACTCACAACAGGTAAGATTTGGTTGCAGGTTTGATGGTAACTTAGTTGAATTAAGCTATGTAGAAGATATAGATGAGATAAGAACAGATGCAGGAATTGTAAATGTAGATACTGCCCTTGATGGTTCAGCATATAATTATGATGCAAATATTATAAACGAAGATGATAATATACAGTTAGTACAAACATTTTTAAATAACTTTGAATCAAGATCCATAACTGACACATTCGTATTAAGAATAGTAGACAAGTCACAGTCACCTGAAAAGATTCTATTTTCAGGTGGTGGATCAATTCAATCAATCAATACATCTACAGATTCATCTTCTCCTGTAGTTTGGAATGTCAACGTGGACTTTTTAGTAGGAAATGTAATATCAATATATGATGCCGATGTGCCTGAAGAGGTAACAGGTTTAGAAGTAAGTGTACCTTCATCGGGAAGTATAAAATTCAGATGGAGTGATCCTGCAAGAGAAGGTGGATCTGCGATTACTAAGTTTTGGTTTGTTTGGCAAGACACATTACTAGGTGTATGGAACTCCCTTAATTCTATCACATACGCAGCAGCACAGAGTACAATACCTGCAAATGAAACCAAGTACTCATACACATTAACATCTTTGCCTACAAATAAAACTTACAAAGTATATGTGGTTGCTGAAAACACGGCAGGTGTAGGTGCAATATCAGAGATTGTCAGGGTTGGGTTATGAGATCCTTTGTTAAACTCTTAAAAGAAAACACTCAGGGTTCAGCTCAAGTAACTTCTGTTGTTCCTTTGGATCATGCAGAAATATCAAGAGATGGTTTGAGAGCAGTGGATTCTGGTATGTTTACATGTCCTTCAAGAATAGAATCAAATATAGGAGATGAATACAAATACATACAGGATATAGCAGATGCAACACATTTGAGAGGTGCTTACTTGTTTCAAGGTTCATGCCTTGACGAAAGTGGATATAACAACGATCCTGTAAATCAAACACATGCAACAATATCTGGTTTTACAGATTATGATGGATTGGATTATACATTAAATACTGCTACAAATAAATTTAAAAATTTTTATGGTGCAACTGCAACAACTAATGGTAAAGGTGCAATAATTCCAAACAAGTTTCTTAAAGATGGTATTACTAATACATTTGACTTTTCAGGAGATTTTGACATATTTTGTTGGGTAATTGCTGATGATTCCAATGGATCTAGTGGAACAATATTTTCAAAAACTAACAGTTCTACTGAAGGTATAAGAATATCATTAAATAAATCTGGAAGTCAATACTATGCATCTGCATATATTCATACTACCAATACAGGAGTCACTTCTAAGTCATTTTCTACAACAGGTAATGACGGTGGTTCTGCATCATACGTTCAAGCTGATGAACCATGTCTTATAAGACTACAAAGAAAAGGCATAACATTTAATTTATGGTTAGTTAACGGTTCAGAGTCTATTCCATTTGGTTCACCTAATGGAACTTATACTGGAACTACTTCATTTCCAAAAAGCAAAGGTTCTTTTTCAGTACCTACTGACGCAACTATAGGATCACAAGCAAATGGATATAGTGGTAATACGGTTACATCTGTAACCAACAAGTTTGGAGGTAAATTACAATCTATAAGAATATACTCTAACGTACTTGAAACATTTAGTTCCAATCAAATATTTTCATCAAGACCTATACCATTGATTATGAAACTTGCAGGAACTTTATACAAGTTGGAATCTGGTATAGATCAAAAGAAATTATATGTAAAAGGATTTGGTAAAGTAATAATAGACACATTGGTAAGTGCAGAGTTGTTAACATCTGGAACTGCAACAGGAGAATATTATCAGTATAGTGGATCAAGAACTTTAACAAATTTTACAAATGCTACTCCTATAGAAATAGTAAGAGCAATATTTGCTAAACTCAATGCTGCACTTTCACTAACACCTACTTTCAAATTAAGTGTAAGAGATCTCACTACTGTGTCAAACGTATTAAATACTTACAAAGCCGAAGGTAATTTTTTAGAAATTGTTGATCAATTAATGACAATAGTTGACAAGTCATTTTATGTATCACCAAGAGGAAAATGTATTATAGAAGATCAAGAAATTGATTTGACTGGAACATTGAAGTTTGGTAAAAAATATAATATAAGTGCAGATGGATTTGATGATACTTTGACTGTAAATGACTTGTATGTATCTACAAGAGCAGGTGGTAATTTCAATGTAATACATACAGATGATTCAACGTCTATTAATCTTATAGGAATATATTCAAAAAGAATATTGGCACCTCAGATTACTGATGCCACGGCAGCAACAAATTTTATGAATAAATTTATTGCTAAGCATAAAGATATTAATTCCAGATATACCATAATTGCCCCTGCTTTGATAGATTTTGTCAGAGAAAATTTCAAGATAAAAGTCACAAATACAACTAAAAATCTTGATGTTGACAGTACTATAAAATCAATAACTTGGACTTATCCAGAAGGAAAAACTGTAATCGAAACAGGTGACTTTTTATTAGATGCTTTTGATATAGAAAAGACTTCAGCAGAGGCAATTCAGAACTTAGTTACTGACACAAATCTAAACCCATAATAAATTTTACTGTTTGGATTATTGATAATAATATTTAAATACTTCAATAATAAACATATTACATGTTAATTCACGGTAACGGTAAAGAACTCCCAAGCGAGATAGACCCAAAAAATAATATTTGTTTAGTAGTAACCCACGAAGACGGTTCAAAAGATTGGTGGTACGGTGCAAACCTAGTCACTAATGACGGTGATATATATTATGCTAAAAAAGCAGCAGGAGAAACCCCTGCAACTAATGAGGACTTTGGTGCTTCAGCATGTGTTTTACAAAACCCATCAAGTGCAGACACCATTGCAAAAACTGATACCTATGGAAGTGTAAACAATCCAATTACAACTACAGGTGCAGTTAGAGGTTTAACAGCAACTTATCCAAAAACCGATGATCAAGATTCTGATAATACAGGTGCTTCAGCAGATGCAATATCTTACAGATTTGATTGGGCAACCAACCAAATTGATACATCAGCAGGAAACCCAATTACAGGAGGAGCAATTTATGATGTTGGACAAACATCTCCAGTATCAGGAACTAAAATCTTGACACACTGGAACTTTACATCTCCTGCAACATTCCACAAGACAAGCACAGATACTCTAAAATTATTCGTCAACCATACATTTAACGGAGTATAACCACTACCATGTTTAATTCATGGAGTGTATTTAATCTTTTAGAACGATTAAATATGAGGTTCCCAAAAGCAACAGGGGGACTTGACGACAAAGTTAGATTTGATGAGAAAGTAAATTTTGTACTAACAAAAGAAAACAAAGAGGTACGTGGTAATTAATGGCACGTAAAGCACTTTATAAACACGCAACACAAGTAGATACTAATACTTATCCTGATGATGGTTCTTCTCCAGTAGGTTCTAATGAATGGAATGAATCACCAGATCCACAAGGTATGCTTGGTTTTTCTCCACAAACAGCAACCATTACAATAGCAAGTGGAGCTGCAACAGTTACAGATACAATTACAGTAGTCGCAGCAGAGACAGGAACAACTGATACTTTAGACACATTAGCAAT